TCTGCTTCTATTTGTTAAAGTAGTAGCTGATGATGTTGGTAAAGAAATGTAACTGGTAACACTTGTTTGTAAAATTTCCGAAAAAGTATATGGAGTATATACATCTATACTGTCGTCAGTATTACCACCGCCAGTATTACCACCGCCACCACCACCATTATTACGTCGCATACGATTCATGTTAAAACTCATTGTTGTTGACTTTGCAAAACTACTTACTAAACCATTATAAATAGAAGGAATTTTCTGTATTACTTTTGGCATTTATATAAAATATTACTATTTTTAATTTGAATACTACTAGATAAAATTATTAACTTACCACTTCGTCTTTTTGACACTAATTTTAGGTCCTTGTCCTCTTTTCTTGACATTATTTGGGTCATATTTCTCATCTTCTTCGTCAGAATGCATATCTTTGGACAAGTCCCAGAATTCTTTACTACCTAATTTGAAATCATTATGACTATCTGCCTTGTACCACATCACTTGGTCGTGTAGTCTATTGGATTTTGAGTTGTTGTTGATTACTAAACACTCATAATTTTCCGTACATTGGTCCATAACTTGACAAAAAGACTCAAAAGTTGGAAACATACCGGCGTAATTATCGTAAATTCTTCTACGATTTGCAATATATGGTTCTCTCAAAATGAAAACGTAATCTATATTGGTGCGGAGAGTTGGGGGTATTCCTAATGGATACTGCATAGTAATGATCAACATTATCTTCCAATGCCTACCGTTCATAAATAAAAGTCGCATCATTTTGTCACGAGTCCATGCACCGTCATACAAACAGTCATCTAAAATCACAAAAGCGCGTGGGTCAATTGTTGACCTTTTAAAAGATTCAATTTCTTTTTTGATTTGTTTTAAAACAGATTTTTGTCGTTTCAAAATATTTTCAATGATTGCAGTATTGTATTCATTGTGAATAAAAAGTTTAGGTACTAGTTTTCCATAAAAACCGTTACCTTCTTCAGTGCCGGCAACAACAACGCCAATAGGAATATCTTGGTGATAGTAAAGAAGGTCGCGGACCAGAAAACTCTTTCCGGTGTCTCTTCTTCCAATTAAAACAACCACCGGGCCTTTAGATTCATTGGGCTTGAAACTAATGGTTTTCATATCAAATTTTTTCAGTTCTAAAGTCATTTTTATTATAATTAAGAAAAAATGTTTGAAATAAATTACGCATTTTTTGTATTTTAGAAAAAACAATTCATTTGAGTTCAAATTAAAGAAAAATAGATATAGAGTATAATTATATTTAATATGACAATGAATCATTTGAATGTAAGTTATGAAAAAAGAAAAAACGGTGAACTGTTTAAGAGTTTTCAAGATGAAGACTTAGTAAACTTGTCCAATATTCAAAATTATGTTCCCATTTATAATAAATTTTTCGCTCTAAATGAGACAAATTATAATTCAATAAATCTAAACCACGAATGGTATATTTCTAAAGTATTGAAACAAATTGATTATAACTTATACAAGTGTGAGCTGAAACATAACAAGACTGAAAAAACAAAAACAAAAAATATATTTTTCAAGATGGCACCATTACTAGACCCATTTAAAACAATAATAGGAAAATATGATGTACAAAATACATTATTGTATAGTTTACCACATTTTGATTCAACAAACAAAGAAATCCACGAAAAAATCTTAGACCAAAATAATACAGCGTATGTTGATAGTTTATTTACATTTTTTACTTCACAGTTGAATAAGTTGTATAAATTTGAACACGCCCTTGACTTTTATGGTTCTTTCTTAGCAATTAAACAAAAATTTGTATTTAATATAGTGGATGATTTGGATTTCATATGTAAGTCAGACTATTTCAATAAAAATAAAAATATACTATTCCAAGTAGAAGATTATAGTTTTTTGTTAAAGGATGAAGATAGTAAAAAACCGCCTATTAGAATAGCCGACCAAGATGTAAATCCATTAAGTTTATCATTGAAATCAATACAAAATGATTTATTTGATGATATTTTTGATGATGATAAAGTTGAAAAATACGAAGAAAATGAAACGCAACATTTATCATTAGATAATTTAAAAGAATTTTCAATAGATTTGTCAGATTTACAGCCTCCCTTAAAAAGTGAAGATTTAGACAGTGAAGTAACAAAAATAAGTACTATTAAATCTAATGCTTCAAGTGGTTCATCTTGTTCTTCAAGAACATCACATACATCAAATGATGAAGTAACAGAAGTTGTATCATCCGCGTCCTCTTCAAAAGATAATACCCAAAAAAAAACATACAATGACTCGGAAAGTGATAGTTACTCGGATGAAAACGATTCATCAAATGAAAATAGTGAAGAAGAAGAAGAAGAAGAAGAAGAAGAACGAGTAGATGTTACATTAGAAAAGTTCCCCATTCAAGTGATTTGTATGGAAAAATGTGAAAACACGTTAGATGATTTAATTTGTAATGATCAATTGAACGAAGATGAAATATTTTCAGCGCTAATGCAAGTAATCATGACGTTGATAACATATCAAAAAGCATTTTCTTTCACACATAATGATTTACATACCAATAATATAATGTATAATCATACAGACAAAAAATATTTGTATTATTGTTATAATGGTACGTATTACAAAGTCCCAACTTACGGAAGAGTTTATAAGATAATAGATTTTGGTCGTGGTATTTATAAATATGGTAACAAACAGTTTTGTAGTGATTCATTTAAGAATGGTGAAGATGCAGCAACTCAATATAATATTGAACCATATTTCAACAGCAAAAAACCAAGATTAGAACCCAATTACAGTTTTGACTTATGCAGACTGGCGTGTTCTATTTTTGACTATATTATTGAAGATATGGACCAAATTTCAGATTTTGATGAATGTACTCCATTAGTCAGACTAATTACTGAATGGTGTTTAGACGATAATGGAATCAATATACTATATAAAATTAATGGACAAGAGAGATATCCGGATTTCAAGTTATATAAAATGATTGCCAGATGTGTTCATAACCATACACCACAAGCGCAGTTAGAACGAAAAGATTTTGATAAATATAGTGTAGCATCTGTTCCAAAAAATGAAAATGTAATGAATGTGGATGAAATACCTCATTTTTATGAAAAATAAAATTTATGTATATTTATTATATTATTTTGTGTAGTCATTATAATATAACAAATGAGTTATGGATTTATAGTATTAAGACACGTCAACTCTGAGTTGACAAATGAATACTGGAACCAGTGTGTTAGGTGTATTCGTAGATTTTATCCGCAACGAAAAATAGTGGTGATAGATGACAATAGTAATAAGGATTTTGTAAAAGCTGAGTTTGAGTATAGAAATATAGAATATATACAATCAGAATTTCCCCAAAGGGGAGAACTTTTGCCGTATTATTATTTTCACAAACATCATTTTTTTGAAAATGCAATAATTATTCACGATAGTGTTTTTATACATAGAAGAATTAACTTTGACGTTTTAAAAAATTTCAAAGTGGTTCCTTTATGGCATTTTTCTCACGGTAAAGATGAAAATGTTGAAAGGTCGTTAGAAATTTGTAACTATTTAAAAAATAGTTATGAAGTAAAGAAAGAGTTACAGTCAGTCGGAAATAAATATCAACTGCTTGGATTAAATAAGTCATATTGGGCCGGTTGTTTTGGTGTTCAGAGTTATATAAATTATAATTTTTTAGATTATATACAAAGAAGTATAATTTATTCAATATGTTAAAAATAGTTAAATGTCGTGCAGATCGTTGTTGTCTTGAAAGAATATATGGTCTCATAATTGGTTTAGAGTGTATTGAACTAAAAAAAATAAAGTCTATACTGGGCAGCATTTCTAGTTATTCTAATGGTGAGTATGGCTGGGGGTATTCTTACCACCAGTACAAGGATTATATAAATAAATATAAAAAGTCGCCTGCTCCATATGTAAAAGTTTGGTCTGGTCGTTAAAAACTAGGATTGTCTACAAAAACTTCTGTAACTACTTTTCCTCCTCCTTCTTCCATCACTGGTTTCAGTTGATCAATGACAAAATTACCACAAATAACACTAAAATAAACTAATAGAGAGTCTCTCATTAAATATTTTAATGGTTTATTTTCTTTTTCAATAAATCTCATTTCAATAAACTTGGCAATAAAAAACACAGTAGAAATAATTGCTGCAACCACAAATATATTACTCATACTAAATAATTATTTAAAGTAGTATAGAACAAAGTTATTTATTATTTTACGCAAAATAATAAATAAAATTCCCAAAGACAAAGTTTACTTTCTAAGCAAGAACTTCTATGTCATCAAGTAATAAATCCGGTATTAGATTTATGTCTGGTTCATCTATGTTATGAACGTCTAAACTATCTAACTTAACGTCTTCATCCATAATTCTTAGTCTAGAGTTACCATCGTCGTCATCGTCAGATTCTAATTTACGTTGAGCATTTCTCTCAACACTAATTTGTTCTAAACGGTCTACATCTTTGGAAGCTTCTACATTCGTTTCATTATTGTTTTCATCTCTAGTATAATCAACATCATTAAAAGATAGTCTTGGCGCCGATTTTTCAGTTTCGGTTTCAATAAAAGTAGTTTCCAAGGTTTTCAGTTGAGAATCTTGATTGTTTGTACTTTCTTTTTCTTCCACAGTGGATTCAACTTTATCCTCTGCACTTCCACCTTCTTTGATAATTTGTGTTTCTTCTTTTGCCTTTATAGGTTGTTCAATAATTTGTTCTTTCACTTCCTCTACGACATCTTCTTCCACGGTTTGCTCCATATATGCTTGTAAAATACTTTCAACTGGAATACTATCTCTTACTGTGTTTAGTATACACTCTTGAACAATGATTTCTAATTCTCTGAAATG